TTATAATGAGGGTTACCGCCGGCATAGTTCTCTTGCGTCGGCATCGTAAGGCCATACTGCTGATACCAGTCTTGACCTGTATAATACGGAGATCCTTGGGGGACATTTGAAGGCCCGTAAGTAGGCCACATATTCGGCCCTTGAGCTGTGACCTGCTGGAGCCACTTCTGATACTCAGGTAGCTGGCTGTATCCAGCCGTTCCCCATTGCGGGCCAGTCTGAGGCTTAAATGTAGGCATCCCACCGCCCGGAAAATTAACTCCTTCAACCGGCGCTGGAGTCACCGGATTCATTCCGCCCGGTTTAGCATCGGCCCAAGTGATCCCTTGCCCGGCAGCGGGCATCTTGGAAGCCAAGGCCATGCTCATCGTGCCGTCAGGATTCAGTTGCGGCTTGTTGCCAGGAGGATTGAAATATCCGGGCTGTGTTGGCATCTCACCATTGAATCCGTGCGATCCTACGTTGCCAATTATCGGTGTAAACTGGCCTCGCCCGGCTTGAAGACCGGGGGTTGTATAAGTTTGCGCTGGTGCCGTAGGCATTCCTGCCATTGGCGCTCCCGGCCCGGTAGGCATCATCCCTTCGCCGCTGAATCCGCGTGATCCCGCGTTGCCGATCATTTGTTGCGGAGGCGAAGGCATCCTAAAAGGCGTTGGGTTCTGGATCATTGGAGGCGGAAATGGACCGGGGTTGTAATCGGCTCCGGGCATGCCTCCGACTTGTATCGGCGGTCTTAACAGGCCACGGTAACGGGGATCGTAGGGCATTTTAGCCAGCCCCTTTCAGTTTCGAGATTCTGTGTTCAAGATAGCCGCGCATATCGCGCAGTCTGCTGATTTCATCTTTTGCCGCTTTCATCCTGTTTTCATCGCGCAGGAATTTCATTAGCGCAAACTGCCCCTTGAACTGGTCGATGGCTCGGTTGGCTTCAATAAGTTGCTCGTTTGCCCACGCCAGTTCGGTTGAGGCGTTTGCCTGCCCGTCGCTGAAAACTTCTTCCTGCCATTTATTGATATCGTCATCTGTCATTTCATCCGCTCCAAACTTAAACCTTGACTTGTCTGTCTCATCGGCCATAGCCTTGGGAGCATGTTCTATAACCTGATAACGCAAGTCGCTGACTTCTTCTCATTTGTCGATCCATACTGGATTCGCGTAATGGCCTGCGCGCAAACGCCGCCTCCCGGCCCTGACTCCAATCCTTAAAGGTTCCAGCATTACCACCATTCCAAGGTGCTTCCAGCCTTGATAATTACCCCATTGGCCGTGGCCGTTTCAGGAGCGAACTGAAGCTGAAACGTTCCGTTAGCCGATGGGCGCATGATCCCTTCGATCACAATAATATTTCCGGCTGTTGTGTTCATTGATCCGGTAGAAACTGTTCCGGTCTGAATTGCCGATGCGCCATTTACCCATGAAACTGTCGTCAAAGATCCTCCGGCAATTATGGGAGTCGTCGTGATGTAGGAATTCAGCGTTGTCGTCGGCCCGTTCATCGAAACCCGGATTCCTATTGTGGCCGCCGAAGTGACGTAATGGATCAGGCCGTAATAGCGATAGTTCACTCCAGAGGTCACCGAAAAAGACAGGCCCGTTATGTTCTGGAATGCCACCGAAGCCGTAGAAGCCACATCGTTGCCAAGTACGATCAGTGTTGCGTATCCTCCAACGGCGGGCGGGGCGGCCCATGTTCCATCCGCGCGCAGAAAGTTAGAAGTCCCGCCGCCGCTTTCCGGTACGATCCCCGCTTCCGTGCTGGAGAATTTTCCGCTTGCCATCAGATAACCTCGTAAGAGAAGCAGTACAGCATCGGCTGGTTGGTGACATCGGTCGCAATCCACTGCATCTGCGCACGATCATTTGCAGAGTCGGCAACAATGGCCGCGCCCTGCCCGGCGATATTGGATGCGAATGCAGCTCCCGCGCAGTCGTTTCCAGCGGCAAAATTAGAAGCGATTGGGAGCGAGATCCCGACCTTTGTCAGCGTTGCTGTGAGCGTCGGATCAACGTCTAATTGGCCCGATACGGTGACCGTGTTTCCAACGCGCATGTATTGCGCTTTATAAGAGTTAGTGCTAGAGGTGTTGGCCACGCCTGTCAGCGTCGGGGTGTAGGTCCCATGCGCAAGGCCGGTGCTGTTGACCACCGCGCCCAACGACAACTTGGTCAGGGTCAGGGTGTCAAGGCCGCCGCCTCCGAAGGTCATATTGACGTCGTCGATGAGCAGGCCACCGGTACTTGCGAAGGGGACGCGCCCGGAGGTCAAGCCGCTGTCGGTTACCGATGTAGTAGAAATCTTTGTTGCTGTCAGTGTATCAACAGAAAAGGTTAGATCGGCATCGTCGCCAATCAATCCAGAAGTTCCTGCTATGAGTACCCGCCCCGAAGTCAGAGTGCTATTGGTTAAGGCCCCCGAAACAAGCAACGTCCCGCCAATAACCGAATTGCCGGTCGCGCCGAATGTGCCTGTAACGTCCAGCGTGCGGACTGGAATCATTGCAATGCCAACGCTACCAGTATTTGCTACAGTCATTCGCACACTGGAATTAGTTATCAAGTGTATTGCAGTATTTGCGGCCCCTGTAGATAGCACGGTAGAATAAGCCAAAGTGCCGATACCGAGAACCCCGCCTGCGGATGAGTCAATACCTAACTGGGTAGTACCTCCCGTATTGCTGAACTGTAAATTTGTCTGACCCGTTGTTGCGCCAGACCCGACAAAGAATGTTCCCCCACCTGTTTGGGTTATCTGACCGGATGCTTGAAGGGTGCCAGCAATGTCTAGCGTTTTTCCAGGTCCTGTTGTCCCGATGCCAACACTGCCGCCAGCAGCTATGGTCATTCTTACATTGCTGTTTGTTACCAGATGCAGTGGTGTGTTTGTAGTTGCACCTACTATTGTTGAGTAGGCAAGCGCGCCTATAGCTAAACCAGCGCCTGTTGATTGGTCTATTCCAATTTGAGCCGAACCACCTGTATTGGCGAATTGCAGATTTGTCTGTCCCGTGGTTGAACCAGAACCGACAAAGAACGTTCCGCCAATAGTTGATGTGATCGCACCGCCCACAGCTAGAGATCCGGTCGTTGTAAGACTGGTGACTGTGGGTGTAGCGCTGAATGCAGGCGCTCCAGCGTTGGCCGTGAGGACCGAGTTAGCCGCCCCTTGCGCCGTCGAAGCCAGAATTCCGCTAGCGCCACTGGCGTAGATGACGCCATTTTGCGTACCAGCAAACCACGTAGGCGCTCCGGTGCCGCCGCTGATGAGCGCCTGTCCTGCCGTTCCAGCCGCGCTCAATGCGATGCCGCTGGAAGTGGAATAAACAATAGCTCCAGCCGCGTAGGAAGGCGGGGAAGCGAACATGGGCAGCAAGCGCCACAGCTCCTTGACTCTGCGCTGATATGACGGTAGATGTGGATTGAGTTCAGGAAGCGCCATCTATTCTTTAACTCCTACGCCCCATAATTGCTTGGCGAATGCGCGGAAATCCTGTGCTGCTGGCAGGTTGATTGTGCCCTCGAAAATCTGGCGTAATTTATCCAGATCCGCGTAGGCGCTTTTCAGAGTTGCCACTTCCTGATCCGTATAGCCAAGTCCATTCAGTGAGGCTTGAGAAGTGGCCAGCAGGTAAATCTGGATATCGCGAACATTCTTGAAGGCCTCATTAAGAGCCTGGGCCGTTTCACCCGTCAACTTGTCCAAATCTGCTTTATTTACTGCGATTCCGATCATTTATTTGTCCGTCACTACGTAGCCTTCGTTGATTATTTTCAAAATGGCTGGTCTCGTGCCAGTAGCAAGGGATTCCGTTAACTGATGGCGCATAATGAAATATTTCTGATTCAGGTAAGAACTGTTAAGCGTGATGAGACTAGCTGCTGGTGAAAGCGTGAAATTAGTTGTACGATTTGTCCCGTCTCGGAGTTTTGAAAAAACCGTATAAGTAATCGCGCCGGAAGTTCCAAAAGCCATCACCGTTAGTTTCTTAAATCTCTTTTCATGAGTATCTATGCCTGCATTCTCGTTTTTAGTGTCAAGCGTGGCTGTAATTGTCGTGGTGTCGTCAAGAATCGTCGAATTGTCATGCTTGAAAATGTAACTGTTGGCGGTTCCCGCTGAACCAACATAAACATTGGCTATTCCGGCATTTACAACTCGCCCTGATGCGCCCATTTGGGTCCCAAGACCATCTGATAGCCAAAAAGTGTCCGTCTTGTAGTAGTAGTCAATTCTGAGATTAATCGTTGCCTGCCCGGACCCGTTATGAACAAAGAAATGGATGCATTCCTGTGGCTCGTTCCAAGTCGCATGAACCAGTCCAAACTTGGCTTTATTCAAACCGGCCATAGTGGTAGGAATTCCTCTGAGCCTCCCGGAACTGTTGGCGAACGGCAAGCAGATGTAAGTCGCATCGAAGCCATCTGAACGAACGATCCCGGAATTGGACCACCAGAACACCTCATCCCCAACCACAACTACGGATCGATGCGAAGTGCAGCCGATTCCATATTTACTGTAAGAGATATTCATCTCTCCGGTTGACGTTCCACTGATATGGAAGAAATCGTTCTGAGTCAGAACCAGAAGAACGTTTTTGAACCGTTTCAGTCCAGTAATAGGGTTGTTCTGCTGATTGGTGATCGTAAGAGAGTTTGAGGCCGTCCAAGTCGCCACCGTGCCAAGATCGGCCCATCTCAGAATTCCATCGGAATGCCCTGCCCCGAATAGGAAATTGTTTACCGCTTCTATGTATTTGAAAGTCGAAGGAGAGCCGCCCAAAGCGGCAAAAGAAGTGCCGTTGGTAGAAGTCCATGGGGGATCAACCCCGTTCACCATTATGTCGTTGCCTAGAAAGCTTTCCCAATCAGGATCAGTACTTGACGTAATGGCCTGCAATGAAGTCCCGGCTGCAGAGCGAATAGCCGTTGTTGTCGTCCCATAAGTGGCATTCTTGCCCTGAAATACGCTGGTCCATGCTTCGGTCTGAACGGAGGAAACCCGCGTGATTCCCTCGCGTTTTATAATGCCGCCACTGCCGGTTGAGTTGTCTCGATTCGGTATGAAATTGGCGCAGCTTGAAACTTCGTCGTTGGAGATATCACCTCGATAAACGGCCTCGTTCAGGCCACCTTCGAAAGTATTGATAATCGGCTCATGGGCTGGCATTTTTACCCGTTGTTGTAATGTGACGGATCAAAAACAGGACCACGCATGCCAGAGCCTGAAAAGTCTCTTGGCATACGCTCTGACTTTTGTGCCGGTCCCTGAACGTTGAATGTCCTGTAAGAGGGCAGTAATCTCTGATAATGGGACTCAGCCAGTTGGTAGCCTTCCGGGTCATTTCTGTAGAGTGCAGCCGCCGTTGCAGCCCAGATCAGCAATTCTTCGAATCCGATACGGGCAATCGGGGAAATGATCGTGCCGGAGATATCCTGAGGCAACCAGTAGAACCAGTACTTGATTGTATAAACAGCATCAGGGGTTGAGTCAAAGCGAACGCGCCACAGATTTACAGGGCTGGTGCTGTCACTGTCAAATCCGATCACACAGGCAAAGTAAGGAATCCTTGTCGGTATGGTGGGCAGAATCTCCACTTCATCTACAAACTGCTCTCGCGGGATGCATATAATCTGGTGGGCCATGGTCTGCTCCCACATCGTGCGCATCTGAAAGAAGAGTGAAGAAAGAGAATACTCGCGATTGGTCGTATCTGTCGTGATCGTCTTTTCCATTATCCCAAGGGTGCTTGGAGAGTCCTGGACGATCCTTCGCTGGCCCAGAGTCATGAATAGATCCAGGTCACCAGGGTCCGTGAAAGTGGCATCGTTGTGCAGGTTCTCCTTCAGGATTGCCCGCATGTTGGCGGTAGTCAGGCCCATAAATTCTTACGCGATAAAAACCACTCCGTTGACCGTAGCCCCGGTGCTGCCGGTTGGCGTTGTTGTGGCAAACATGACAATGCCGTTTGCAAATGGCAGTGACTTGCCCTGCGGGAAAGCGAAGTGATAAGCAGTGCTGACAGCCATCGGGATCACAAAATTTGGCGCAGTCGTCCCCAGTGTCACGCTGCCAACGGCCGCCAAATCGAACACCTGCACATAGGTAATGGCGGCTGCGGTATTCAACAGCGCCCATCCGCACAAAAGTCCCGGAGTGGCTTTCACTGCCTGGCCAGGCGTGTCGTCAAGAGACAGAACGCTTACAGCCTGTGAACCGCCGATATCAAGATCGCTTTTAGCCATATTCCCTCACTCGGTATTAAATTCGGATTTAATGAAAGCGATCAGCGATGTCAGATCTTCGCTCTCACTGAACCGCTTGCGCCTCGGCTCCCAGAAATCGTTATGCTTCTGGCGGAAATGGCCGGTGATGGATGTTTTGTGATCGCCAAAGCCGAGTATCTTTCCGTCGCAGCCGGGAAACGGGCATGGCAGATCGCCGGCGCCGTACTTGTCCCGGTATTCTTCCGGGAAGAATTTCTCCAGTTCTTCTGGCGTCAATTGCCACTTCTCGATTTTGATTCCATCGCAGTAAAGGATTCCGCCCTCTACCATGAATTTCGGTTCGTGGCCTTGGATATCGGCAATGCTGTATTCGTTGCTGTTAGACATGCTTCATCTCCTCGATGATTCTTTCCATTCGGTGAATATAAGTATGATTGGCACGGACACAACGAAGGCCGTTTCTCCCGATTTCCGCCCGCTCCCCGTTCATGCTCAGGGCTTCCTTGGCGGTATCCACCATCTCAGCTTTGCCCTTGTAGCCAAAATAATGAATGCCTTGCACAAACAAATCACCAATGCCGTCCACGTCCATATTGGTTAGAAGCGGACAGCCGGTTGACATCACTTCAAAAACGCGCATATTCAGATCACGCTTGATCGAGATATTAAATCCAAGCCGCGCCTTGATGTAGCGAATCGCCATTTCCTCAAAGAACCTATTTGTTGCAAGGCGCGAATTCGGGAAAGCGGTAAAGAGCGCATCCAGGTAATCAACGCGGCTGTTGTAGCTTTCCTCATAGCGATCAGCCAGATAGCCCACAAAGGCGATGTCCCACCGCTGTTCCAGCAGTTCGGCTGAAGCCCCGCGCGCCAGAAGCTCCTCTTTTGATGGATGCGCTTCGGGATGGCAGGCAAGTGGGAGCCACCGGACATTCTCGATGCCGTCCCGCTTGAAATCCGCCACGGCTGGCTTCTGAGCCACAAAGACGCGGTCAAAATGCCGGGCCTTCCAGAGCCGGTAGCCATAGCCAAGATGGGTATCGATGGCCCAATACGCGCAAGGGTGAGGCGGAAGCCACTCCAGTTCATCGCGTCCATCATCGATGTAGATATAGAAATCAAATTCGGGAATCGTGCCGCGCGGCTGGAAGTGCTTAACGCGGCACTTGCCCTGCTCTTCCAGTTGCTTGAGCGCGCGATGACAGTAGGAAAATGTTCCGTTATTCCTCAGCTCGCAATTGGCTATTACCGCTATGTCCATACTTCCTTTTCCAGAATCGTCTTCTCGCTTCCCCACTCATGGCCGACATTGGCCGTTTTGACTTTCTCGTGAATGAACTTCCAGCAGCGATTCAGGTTTGACAGACGGGCTTCGTTATCCGCCCATCCGGTTCCAGATCCCCAATGAAACCCATGAATCACGCAGGCCGATGAGTAGAAAACGGTGTCCATTCCGTTGTTAGCAAAGACAGCGCCGAGAATGTCATCCTCCCATCCGTAGCCTGACATCTGGCTTTCTTCTACCCCGCCAAAATCAACGAACCTGCTTCTAGGGAACACGACTCCGTACCACCAGAACCGGTCGACGCCAGCCCTCAAAAATGCCGGTCTTTTGACACCTGCTAGCCGTAAAGCCTGATTTTGGTGCATCTTTCCAATGTCGACGCCTCTGATTGACCTTAGAAATTCCCTGTCTGTTTCATAAGCTTCAAAGACCGCCACGGCTTCCGAGCTAAATACCTCGCTCACCTTCTCGATTGTGCCAAGCTGAAAGCACTCCGGCGACGTCCCGTAAATGGCCTCATGGCTGGCATTCATTACTGCGATATTTGCCAGCAGCGCCCACGGAGAGGCATAAACCGGGATACAGCCAAGGTTGGCATCCACGGCGATCCACTGCGTTTTAGCAAAGTACCTGTCGGCCCGATCCTTTATCTCCTTGGCCCTTGGCTTCTCCGTTCTCACGTCTTCGACTATGACAAGCTCCTGAGTCTCCCTGTCATGGCGGTAAGTAGGGAGCGCCGCCTGCAAGTGTCCGATACGCGATGGTTTCATTGGAACCACTACGGAGATGTTCATTTTTTCGGACTTACATCTAAGGTTTCGTAACCGTGAATCCGTTCCATGTGTAAATATTTTTCTTCCCGTGTCTTGAACCATTTAAGACAGCAGGGACAGCAAAACCTCCATGTTCCATAGTCATCGCTCATCGCCTCACCGCAATAGTCAGTGAAGGCCACGGCTTGCAAACGCTTATGGCCCACGATGGATATTTCTGTCTGATCTCTTCGATAGCCGGCTGAATCGGCGGGCGGTTAAAGCGCAGCATCCATGATTCCCTGTCGCGTTCAGACGATCCGCCCTCCAGCAGAATCGCCTTGCTCACATATGGTCCCCACTTCTCAAAGATGGCCCTATATGTATCGCCGTCGTTGGACAGATCAACATGAAGCATGTCGATTGGGCAGTGCTCAAGGTCCCAAGCATCTATTTTCCCGATCCGCGCATAGCCATCCATCCCAGAGAGCGAAATATTCTCTTTGACCTTGTCGAATGAACAACTTTTATACGGATACATTTCAAAAAGATCGTATCCAACAATACTGCCGCCTTCCCGGCTGTCAGCCAGTGCCGCAGCCATAGAAATCAGGCTGAATCCGCCCAGCACCCCGAATTCGAGAATCGTCTTGGGCTTTGCCAGCAGCGTGAATGCGTACAAAATCCTGTCATAGCCATTGACGGCATAAGAGGACTGAACCGTTCCAAGATGCGCCGGAAGGCCAGCGCTACAAGAGGGCTGTATCCAGTTGTTGCTCCCGATTGGCAATGCCACTGATGGCGTTGTCATCGGTTCTTTCGTACTCACTGCAAACATCCGGTTTAATTGCCTCCACTATGAAACTCTTAGAGATTTCAAACAGGCCAGTCCGCGTTATGGTAAATCCGAGCATCTCCAGCAGATTTTGAATGCTGGATACTGAGTAGCCATGGACGTGGCTCCAATCCATCAGGATAGTCATCGCCGTTTCCTGATTCGGGCACACGATGATCAGCCGCCCGCCTGGACGCAGGACGCGCAGGAATTCCTTCAGCGATGGGAGCGGGTCAATGATGTGCTCGAGCACATGCCGGCAGATCACGTAATTCTGCGATCCATCCTCAAACGGCATGTTATCGGCCGGAGCGCATACATCCGCTACGCAGCGGTCAAACTTACGGCCCCCGGCCATTCCGTATTCGCCTTTCGCGGCCCGATCAACTCCCGTACAGCCGGGGATTGTTTTGTTGTGCCCCACTCCCACATCAAGGCCGTTTGGATCATCCCCGATCCATTCGCGGATCAGATCGCCCTCCACATCGCTTGTTACTGTGAGCGGCTCAAATGGCATGATGGCGGCCTGCGTTGTGTCGTACCAAGCTCGTAAGCCATGCTTTCGAATAAGGTGATTGTTGGATTCTTCCTGGTGGTCGAGGCTGTTCCACCAACCAGCATTGATTCGATCACCTGTCTGGCATCCAATGTGGTGGACGTAACAGGTACGGTCGACGAGCAACTTGTATCCGTGTTTGCGGACCAGAATGGAAAGGTCAAGATCATCTCCACCAGGCATTCCTTCATCTAATCCCCCAATCTTGGAAAACAAATCAGACCGGATCACCATGCAAAATCCGATCAGAAGCGTAGTGCAGAAGAGTTTGGGAAGGCCGTGACGCCAGAGGTTCTGAGCACCCGCGACGAAATTACTGCATGGGCCTACCGCACCGATTTCCTCAAAGCGAAAGTGATTGCAAAGCTGGCGCAAAAAGAGACTTGAGAACGGCAGGAAAACCAGATCGTCGTTGCACATGGCAAACAGACGCGTGTCGCACTCTTCCAGGAAAGCTTTGTTAATGGCTCCCTGCCAGCCGAGATTCTCGCCTGGGCTGATCACTTTCAGATGCGGATAAACGATGTGATTTCTAAGCGTCTCTTCAAAGTCCTTGCCGTCCGGGTCCACGGCATCTCCGTTGTTGATCACAACTATTTTGAATGGATATTCGTTGTAGAAAGTCAGCGTGTAGAGGCAATCCACCAGTTGCTTGAAATTGTTGTGCGTCGGGATTGCGATTGTCAGATCCATTGTAGCGTTCATTAGGCAGACTTCTTTACATGCGGTAAATATAGATATCTGGCCCTGAACCGTCTGGCGTATTTATCACCATCTCGAAGTAACAAGGAAGCTTGCCTTCTTAGCCACTGCGCGATGTCGTTCTTTCCCTTTTTTGTCATTATATCCGCGTCAAAAATAGTGAGAACGGCTGCAGATTTCTCTGTCATATAATCTCCTTCGTGCTCATTGTGGACGCGCCGAATGCGGGCCTTGCAGGTAGCTTTCCTCGTTGTGCCACACTGACGGCCCATTGGGTTTATGTGAGGTTTTAACCGCTGTGTCACAGAAGATCGGAATCCCGGCAAGGCCCGCCTGCCAGCAGAAATGAAAATCTTCCCCGGCTCCCACGGCCCCATAGAACCAAGGCTTTTTGATCCGCTTGAAAACTGACATTTCGATCAGGACAACACCAGTGCCGATGCAATCCACCTGCACTAGCTGATCGCGCGGATAATCGAAAAGAACTTGCGAGTCGATATCTTCGCACTGCTTTTCAAAGTTCCACTTGCGCTTGAATTTCCAGAGCACCGGGGCGATAGGCAATCGCGCGGTGAATGCCAGCGCCCCGATGATTGGCTTCTGATGCCGCCACAGGCGCAGAAAGGTGTCTTTTGCAAAAACCATGTCATCGTCAAAAAAGAGGATGTAATCGGAACCGTAGGCCAGCGCGACTTCAACAACGGCATCCCTGGCCTGCCCGATCAGCGAGTTTCCCTTCTGCGTGGCGGTGTTGAATTCAAAGATCGGATCTCCAGGAATAAACTCAGCTCCATTTCCTCCGTGATTTCTGTCCAGAGATGGGAATTCCTTATACTTTTCCCCACCATATTCAAAGTGCCAGTATGATCTTTCCTGCAACCGCCCAAGGTAATGAAAGAATTCCTCATGGGTGTCAAAGCAATGGAGATCCGGCCCCTTGTAAGAACACTGAGCCAAAGTTGTGGTTACCTTTTCCATTTGTCCTTCAGCCAATCCAGGAGCAATTCCGGCTGATACAGGCAATGCCAGAAAGGCTCATTACCGGCATTGCGAAACTTGCCTGCAGTTGGATACGGGCAGGTTTGATGCTTCCGTATCTGCTCGGAGCAATTCTTCAGTATCCGCCTGCACGACATGCAAAACAGCCACTTGCAAGCCAGCGGTTTTCCATCCATAAGTTCAAATTAAGAAGATCCGCCCGTCCGACTATGGGGGGGGCAGACAAGCGGATCTCCCCATGGCGATCAGTTGAAGGGCGTCAAAAGATCGCTTCTCATAACAACCGGATGAATGCCTTTGCATATCCTCCGGGAGAACATGTTGCCGCCGGAATTGACTCCATGGAAACAACCGGCCCGTAGGTATCAAGCGATCCGGTCGAGTTGACTCCGTTTGAACCGGCTCCAACTCCCATTACAACACCGGCATCCACGGTTCCAGATGTTCCGGTTGCAAAGATGCGAACCGAAGCCCGGTAGCCATAGCACTGGAAAAGAGCACCGCTAGCAGCATCTGCAATATCAGCATCCGCGAACCCGGCGAACGTGAAGAGATTTCCAGAAGCCGGAGCTACGACCTGAACGCCATCGTTTGAACCGGTAGTTGTGGTAAAGCAAACGGGGTAGTTGCCAAGAATCGAGGCCCCGCTTCTGTTCTCGCAGACGCCGAAAGCGATTTCGGCCTGCGTTCTATTGACCTGTTGCCACTGCATTTTCGTTTTCCTCCGTTAAATTACAGACCGTAAGCAATCCAAGTCCCTGTGGGCGCCGTACCAGTTCCGCCGGCAGATGTCAGGATCGTGACATTACCTGCGGACTTGGTAACTTTGGGCTGCTGTGTGCCGATGTGCGAATCACACGAAACACTGGTATGACGGACAAACTTAAGACCGGTTGCAATAACGCCTCCGGTATCAGTTGATGCCCCATTTGTCCAAGTGCCGTGCGACAAGCGCCAGCCGGGAGCAAGATTAAGGACTTTTGTTACTGCGCTTGAAAAAGCCATATCTCCTCCTTAGCTTGCGTCAATGCCGTGCAGCAAACCGAGCTTGCGGCGGTTGTTGGTTGTCAGGTTAAGCATCGCCAGGACCTTTGCCACATAGGCGGTCTGGTTGTCAGGCTCGATGAAATCGGTAGTGATGAAATCCGATTCCTTATCAATGACAAGCCGAATTGCCCCTGAATTCAACAGCACAATGGACTCGCCGGTTACCGGAACATTTGAAGCCATCCCGGCATCCCAGAACATGTCAGCGCCCTTGTACTTGAGAACCGTAAAGCCGAGATCCAGGGATTTCTGCTCGTCGATGAACCGCTTGCCAGAAACTCCCAGTGACTCGTAGTACTCAAAGGCAGTCTGTGAGCACATGATGCCATCCGGGAAATCCGCGCCGCCGGCCGATACGGTATTAAAGCCGGTCCTGAGCTTATCTTCCAGGTTGCTGACATACGCGCCAACATCGGCCTGGTGGTTTCTCCACCACGTAAAAGTGGACCCGGAAACGGAACCGAGCGTGGTTGTCGACGGGCTATTTGACGCATGCAGGAAAATGCCGTCGATCTTCTTTGCCGGGGTAGCCGAAATATTGGCAAACAGATCAGTGGTGAGCGTGTCCTTGATGGACATTTCAGCCTGATTTGTTTTGGCTTCCAGCAAGTTCAACAGCCGGTGCTTTCCTGAGTTCTTGCGCTTCTCTGCGCGGGAGATGGCGATTGTACCCCCATACTCGCGCCAGGAATAAAGCGCGATGCTGATTCCTTCCTGTGGCGTTGTCAATTTGTGTTATCTGGCAACAGTTTACGTTGCCATTCTGCATATCGCTATGCAGTTCGGACTATCTCATCCCTTTCGGGCAGGGCGCTCGTGGGAGAATTACTGGCTCTGTGAGCCTCGTCTCCTAGTCTCTGCACCTTCAGGCCCGTCGCCGGACCAGCTTGGCTCATGGTTGACTCTAAGAGTTTTTCCATGAATTCACCCTGTTTACATTGACGCCATGCGTTCATTCGTTTAGGCAGCCAACGGGACTAACGCTAAATCCAACTGTTCGTAATCGGCATAAGCCTTAATCGTCGAGTTCTTCCCATAGAGCAAATGTTCAACGATATGGGTTCCGCCATCTTCGTACTTGACCCGATCCTTGGAAGTGAGCCACTTCAGGAACGGGAATTTGTTGAAAATGTTGTCTCGCAGTTGCCGCGAGTAATTCTTCAGCGTAGTAGACAGCAGGCTGTCGTATACGTCTGTGACCGAGATGCCAGCCATTTATATGGCCCTCCTGTTTTATTGTTTGCTGGCTAGCTCTTCCTCAGCGGCGGCGGCGGCTTCGGCGAAACTGGTGATCTTCTTTGCTCCAGAACGGACCTGCGGCGAGCTTGATTTGCCCGTCAAGGCAGTGCGTTTTTGCTTTTCGAGGCTGGTTTGTGTTGCAGTGGTCTGGGCCTGCGCGGTTTTTTGCTGCAGAGATGGGAACAACACCGCCTTGGCGGCATTGGAGAATTTTGGATAGAGGAGATTGTTCTGGATCAGATAGGAGATATAGGCAGGAACGGTAGCGCCCACGCTGGCGGCTTCAGCAAGAATCTGCTGATCAACCTGCGGGGCGATTGTGTCGTAAACGGCTATGTCCTTGCCATCCATTTTCGTTGTGCCGAATTCGTTTCTTAGCTGCTGATAGGCAAGAGCCACCTGCGAGGCTTCAAAGTTGCGGTAGGCGATAGAGGCCTGTTGCTGGACCGGGGCCAAAACGGCATTGATCTCGCTTCGAACAAATTCAGCGAGAATTTCCTGCTCGCTTTTTTCCGACGGCTCAGTTTCAGCCTGCGCGCCTGCCTGCGGTTGCTGCTGCATTCCGCCTGTTACTTCGGCAAATGCGGCCGCTATCTTTGGGTGTCTCAGCAGAGTGCCAAGTTGGTTTATATTTTGGGCCTGAGTCTGGTAGGCGCGGTTAAGCTCGAAGGCTTGCTTTGCCACGGCGTCAAGGTTGACTTGCCCGGTTGCGGGGTCAACAAAACCGCTTTGAGACTTTACCCACTTTAAATGGTCCGGCTCTTCGGCTGCTTTCCCTTGGCCAGGGGCGGCTTGTTCCGGTGGTTCTGTTTGTGGTGCTTTTGGTGCTGATCCCTCTTCTGGGATCGGGAACTCTACCAGCGCTTTGTCAAGTGACTGCGCCAGGGTGTTGGTTTCCGGGACCGCGCTTTCCGTTTGTACGGGCGACGGCGACGGTGTTGATTCTGGTTGGTCCATAATTGCAGAAAAGTGTGGGCCATGTTGCCTTAAAAAGCAAGTGTTATTACTATTGATCTAGTAATAGGTGAGATCAGGGCTTCTTGGAGAGCATGGAAGCGGCTTTCTTCAGGACGGATTTGCGCTTGTTTTCGGTAGCATAGAAGACACGCTTCCAGTCTTCACCGTATTTGGCTTTCATGGCGCGGGCCACTTTTTCGCCGTGGCCGCCGTAGTACTTACTTATTGGCATTAGATTTTCTCGAGCGCAACAGCACCGTGACTCTCTTCCGAGTAAGCCAGCACACGGAAGCCGTTCTCCAGGGATTCTGCTATGGCATCTTCCATGCCAAGGCCATCGGCATCTGCCGCTTCAATGGCACTGTGAGGATAGGGCACCTTGCAGGCCTGGTAGGCGGCCTGACGGCCATTGTTCTTGGCGTAGGTCACCGTATCGTGGATGCAGACAATGCCGCCCTCCGGCATCACTTTATCCAGTGCTTCCAGTTCCCATTTCAGCGTCGGGTAATTGTGGTCCGTGTCGATCAGGCAAAAATCAATCCGTGGAATCTTTGGAATTTCCAGGTAGGAGATACCGACGATCCATTCGTTACCGAGATTTTCAAAATCATTGCGCCAATTTATGTCGCCGTCATTGATCACGATCAGCTTGAACGGAACTTCCTTTTGCAGCGTCATCAACTGTGTGGTGTTCTCACCGGTCCCGGCTCCACACTCGACAACGATTCCGGGCTTGCGGCCCAGAATCAGTTGGCGGATGTTCAGGTTTTTATCGAAGTGCTGTTGCATTGTCGGGGATATCAGCGCATTCTGGATAGTACAGTCTACGGAAAACAAGATAACTGCAATCATCGCAGATTTCGGGATGCTTCCTGAATCCAGCCATCACCTTAAAGGCTTCCCATGCGCTCTCCACAGGCTTATCCGCTTCAATCGGGACAGGATCTCCGGGATGACGCTCGCACAAATACCAATCCGTGAACATGTGACAGAGGGTAGTGCGTTTCATGACCATTTTCCGGCACATGGAACACGGTTTCGGTTCTTTCTGTTTTCTCTTAATCCACATAAGAATTCTTCTCCCGTAATCCGTGCAACCTTAGATACTGCTTAAAAGCCCGGCGCGAATAAAAGGTTTCGCCGCGCGCAGACAGGTGCTCGAAGAACTTTCCATTCCCCCAATCATCCACGTTGTGACGTCCGAAGACCTGCGAGAAATTCTGATGGCCGTGGCGCGGGCACCAGTCCAATATTGAAGGCTTATGGTCTTTCAGCCTGAAAAAAACATCGTAAGCCTGGTCGCATTTGGGGCACTGGAAAGTATAGGCTGGCATCAGCGCGCGTTCCTTGCAGGGCCGATGATCCCGGCCCGCATGTCAGGACGACGCTTGATATCGCCTTCCGATGGCCTGAAGTCTTTGGACTGTTTCTGGCGGTTGACTTCCTGTTGCTGCTGCATGGAGGCCTGCTGCATCTGGGCCTGTTGGGCAGCGGCCTGTTCTTGGGCGATCTGGCCTGCGGTTTTCAGTAGCTCCTGATCCCAATCCATCATCCGCACTAACTTCTGGCGCACTTTCATGGCGTCAAAGTAGGGGTCCTGCTGGATCAGGCTGAACATCTCCATGGCCTGCTTGCGCTCCTCCAGCTGGCTGTAAGGCAGAGAGGAATAGATATCCACATCCACTGAAAAAGCGCCTTGGATATCGGCATTGGACCACTTGAGCCACTGATTACCCTGTAGGCCTACCAGTTGTGTCACTGTGGGAATATCGGCGTATTCCTGAAGGATGATGTTTAGTTTTCTGACCAGCTTTTTGACGAATTCCCGGACGATATCGCGCTTTTCCTGTATTTTGATGTCCCCGCCGCCCTGGATCAGGCTGGCCTCATAGGCTGTGTCCACGCCAGGCTCTCTGGTGCCACGCGAAAAGGCAGATACGCCCACGTCTTCTGTGATTTCACGCTTGATGATGTCGGCCACGTTGTAAATGTCAGCCGCAATGTTGGCATCTGAAATAGGCTCAGGCCCCATGTTCATTGCCTTCATCTCGACGGTTGTCATGTCGGCGCCCTGTTCCCACTTTTCGCGCTCTCCGTCGTCCTTGAAAGCGCCTTCCATCACTTTGTAGCGGCGGTGGGCGCGGGCGGCATGGTTTACGGCATAGGAACGCAGATAGTTGTAGGCTTCCTGCTTGCTCTTGACCTGTTTTGTCAGCGCGATCGGAAAACTGTCGTTGATGGTTTCGTCAAATCCCAGCAGCGTGTAGGTTGAGCCTTCCGGGTCCAGCAGTTTGTAGGGATTCTCTTCGTTGCGGTTGAGCTTTTCGGACCCTTCGATCCAGACCATCAGGCGCGAATTCTTCAGATCATGGATCTCGTAGACTTTGTACCGCTTGTCGTCGTCATCCTGAAAATCCTTGCCGCCTCCAAAATTGTAATCGTAATAGATGTTTGAGTTTTCAATGGAGGCAAGATCCACATTTTCAAGATAGAGGTCGTTTTCCAGGTCTTCGGCGCACATATACTTTACTTCCGCGCACCAGCGGGCTTCTTTCAGATCGAATTCAGCCAGGTCGGTGTCCCACAGAAAACACCACGGCTTGATTCTGGAAAATCGCAGGTATTGGCGGGCTACCTGTTCAGTGGCCTTAAGTTCAGTCGCCCCTTCCGGCTGGTTTTCCGAAGGCAGTAACTCAGTCTCTATCACCCATTCCAGTTTTCCCACAGCGTAAGGCAGCACAAGGGCATCGTTAATGAGCCTGCGCGCTTTCGGTTTAAGTTCGATCTTTTCCAGTTCGGCGTTGTCGATGGCTTCAAAAAGATCCACCTGCTTTTGCGCGTCTACAATTCGCCCTCCGATCTGGGCGATTGGAGTTCCACGTGGAATATCAACGACAGGCACGGGCTGCGGCTGGCCGGTGGTCATATCAACGGGCCCCGGCTGCATCACCGGCTGGCCGGTCATTGGGTCCATCTGCGGAATATCTGTTTCTGAAAGCGTGGGATTTTCAAGCTGCAGGCGGACGCGCGGATTCTGGAAATAAAGCTGCGGCCGGATTGCGTCGATATTGGCCTTGATCAGATTGGCGGTGACGCGGTGGAAAGTTCCCTTGGTGCCCCCCATGCCGGGAGTCCACTGCTCGCCCTCAAAAAACGCAATCAGCTTTTTCCACTCCCCGCCGTCCTTGGGAGCGCCGCCCTTCTCCTTGAGCTTCTTTTCCGCCTTTTCGAGCCGACGCCGCCACAGAGAAACGTCCGGGTCTTCATCGGCTTTTACGCGCTTGCGCTTTGGTTCCGGTCCTTTGCGCTCAAGAGTTGGCATCGCTGTTTTTGGAGTGTGCGACGGGTTGTCTTAAAAAGCAAGCATTTATTACTATTGATCTAGTAGTACAATGGCAGGCGGTGTCGCAGAAGGAAGGAGGCTTCATGAAAGTCTTACTTATCCCTGATCGATGGTGGTCACCAACAGCATGGAAATTGGCTCTTCAGGTGCGAAGGGACTTGGTTTGTGCATTAAATATAGCTTGGAGAAAGCCTGATGAAATATAAGATCGTTTACGGCGGTGAGTGGGTTTCCGTCACAAATCTCAAAAACAAAAGATTTGCGGCCGCGTCCCCGTGCTCGATCTGCCGGTCTTTCAAGGTTGTCCCAGTGTGGTACAGCATCAATTCGCATGAAGTTCGTTGCAAGATTTGTTTCACACCAGAAGGCGCTACGCCATTGAGGAGAAATCATGGAACTAACCCCGCTAAATTTGTTGGATGAATCTGAATTTGAGAACCTCCTGGATGCAGTTGAAAACAAGACATGGAGAGAGAAATACCCAAACCTCACGGGCTACGAATTAGCCAAGTTAATGGATTCTCATTTCAGCCGTTGGGAGTGGGTTGGAGATGATAGCCCTGGTGTCCAGAAGTGGTTAGACAAAAATGGAGGATCTGAAATGGAATGGATTGCACAGACAAGACAGCTACTTCTCTCTCTAACTGAGGTTCTCGACAAGATGAAAGATCGGGAACGGAAGCGCGCGGGCGAATTAATGGAATTTGAATCCATTAGGACAGATCTGGAGAAAATTCAAAAGGAATTGGCTGAACTGAAAGCGGATGAAACTCCGTAATTTCCAGTCATCGCGCAACCGCTACTACAAGGCCCCGGCTGAGGTCAATTGGGACTACTCGCCCACCGCTCGCCAGCGCGAATTTCATACAAATTCCTCCCGCTACAAGGCCTACGGCGGGGCAATGGGGGGCGGAAAATCATGGGCGCTGGCAGCCGAAGCCATCAAACTATCGCTCAAATTTCCCGGAAACCGCGGCTATATGTGCCGGCACACCCTGCAGGACTTCAGGCGCTCCACTCTTGTCACATTTGAGATCCTATGCCCCCGTGAGTTCATCAAAAATCACTACCGGGACGACCGGCTGCTGGAATTCCACAACGGCAGCCAGATCCATTACGGGGGCCTTGGTGGGCAGGAAGACCTCGAGAAAATCAAATCCACCGAATTTGGCTGGTTTGCCATCGACGAGGCTTCGGAAACCTTCGAGGAGATGTTTTTGCTGCTCTGTTCGCGCCTGCGCTGGAAGTTGCGCGACGGAAAGACTCCAAAATACAGGGGCCTTATCGCTTCCAACCCGGAGCCGGGTTGGGTCAAGGACCGGTTTGTCGATCAGCAACTACCCGATCACGTCTTTATCCCGGCCCTGCCCCGCGACAACCCACATCTGCCAAATGACTACGACGCCAAGCTGCGCCAGATGTACCCGGATGAATGGGTCCGCCGGTATCTTGACGGCTCATGGGATGTGTTCGAGGGGCAGATCTACAAGGAATTCGACCGGAAAACGCACGTCTACAGTAATCAGGAAATCAGTCCTTTTTGGGAGAAATTCCGCGTCATTGATCATGGTTATGTCAACCCAACGTGCTGCATTTGGGCTGCTATCGATTATGACGGTAGGATCTGGATTTACCGGGAACATTACGAGCGCCAGCTGACGGTGCGAGAAAACGCCGAGATCATCATCGCCCAGGAACCCAAATTCCAAGGATTGACGCTGTGCGATCCTTCAATGTTCTCAAACACGCAGCAGAAAAACGGGAAAGCCTGCTCATTTGCAGATGATTACCGGGAAGCAGGGATCGTCTGTATCTCGCCGTATTCAGATAAAAACTGGGCCTCTGAAGGGGTTGGGATTAACCTGGTAAAACAACGGTTCAAGGACAATTCGCTGCTAATTCACGAATCCTGCAAAAATGGAATCTCGGAAATCCTGAAGTACCGCTGGCGGGATCTGCGGGTCACCGACCGGGCGCGCAAATCAGCCCCGGAAGTTCCTGTAGACAAGGACAATCATTTTTGCGACGATTTACGCTATCTATGTGTCTGGAAGCCTTCAGGATCTTCCGCCCCCAAAAAGCCTGAAGCCAAAAACACCCTCCATTTTGCCATCATGCAGCACAAAAAGCGCATCCATCAGCCGCGTTTTGCAGGCTGGGATTAGGCGTAGTATTTACTAGAAAATACCGCAATCTAAGCAGAAACCATCTTTGAATTTCTGCCGATTGACAAGTTCTTTTTGGTAGTCGATGAGTACCTGCTTGATTCGACGCTTGGCTTCTTCGGCATGGGCTTTTGTGCGAAAAATATTACCACTCTCAAGCCTGCGGAAGTCTGTGGCTATGTTCTTCCACCTGAATGCCTGTGTTTTCCCTGTAACATTCGAAACAGCGGCATAGTATTTTTCGTCTTTTCTAGGGGTCCAGTACCTTATTTTTTCGTCTTCCATAATCGGCGCTTATCGCCAAAGCTCAATACCCGCTTGCCATGTGCTTTCCAGTGCTTCCAGCTTCGCAGTTTTGGCTTCCGGCGTTTAAAATTCAAGTCGATTAACCGGTCCCCTTCTCATCATCCTCAGCAAACGGCATCTTTGTAACCACGGTCATCCCCTTGTCCGGGTCCACGCCAGCCGTGGTGGTCAAAATAGAAACGATATTCTCCCGGCAGGTCCGGGCAATAGCGCTCAGTTCGTCAATCGGCATCTTTGTAAGCGCCGCCGGCTTTGCCGTCCTGCGCGCCAGTTCATTTACAACCCTTCTTTGAACCTCCTCAAACTTGGCCAGCACCGTTCCGCTCCCAGCCTCAGCTGGGGCCTTGTGCTCGATCTCATCCTTGATAAACTTGTTGGCGAACAGCCAGGGGCACCTTACAGCATCGGCAGCCTTGCGCGCACTGGCCGTCTGGTCGTACAGCCGCAACAACTCCTCGCGCTCAGCCACAGTAAGCAGCGGCAGCATCCTCCGGTAGGTACTCTTTGAATACGAGTAATTCTTATGATCGGGCGGAAAAGCCTTCCACTTATCCAGCACCAGGTTCCAGTTCTCTTCCCCTCCCTTGAGCCACCTGACCGCAAATCCGCTCTTGCCCCTTACCTTGGACCATCCGGAATGACCCGCCTTCTTGCCCATCAACCCATTCCCGCCTGCCAGGCGTGATCCATACCTCAACGGAGTCCGCTTTGCCCGCTCCTCAGGACTCATCCCAACTTTGGGTTCTTCGTCGCTCATAACATGCCAGATTTTACACAGATTTACCGCGAATAGGGACCATGAAACATCAGGGAACCCACAGTAAGCGCCTCACTCTGACAAGTGAATTGCCGTGTGTCAGCACAATCTCACGGTCCCTTAGCCACAAGCTACGTCACATTCGTGATTTCACTTGTTCAGCTCCTAATTCTTACACAGATTTAGCGCTGATAGGTACTGTTTCCATATATACCCCCCGGCAGGGTGGGGTCAACCTGGGTGGCTGGCTGAGGAGTATCCACCAACGTCTGATAACCTGCATAATGTCAAGTATTGCAAATGGATTAACATGTTAACAGCTATAGACTTATAGCATCTAAGTGCTTAAGCTGCTCGGTTATTCCGCACATAACCACTATATATGGTAGTCAGCTCAAGCTCTTTTCTTACTCCCAGCGTTATCCGCCTTGCCGTCGATGACATAACTTTGATGACTCGTTGTTCGGCAACCAGAATTCCGCATTCCGCAGGCTGCTGAGGAGTGAGATTCTGTGGTGGTATATGGGTTGGCTGGTGATTGGGGAGCGCTGCTGGTTTGGAGGGTCCTTGGTGGCTCCGAGTAACAGACAGGAGGATCGATCTCCAGTCAGAGCGTTGTTTTCGTGCTTCGCACTTCAACAACTCCTAAGGAAATAGTATAAGGGTTTTCTTGGATTTTCTTTGGGACGGGCGGATTTGGTAAAATGAGAATCTTTTACTGACTACTATTTAGATAGTAACAGTTAAAGTAATTTCGAGGTTGACGCATTTTTTGCAGACTGGCCAAAATACTCGACCGAAATGGTGGGTGATAATGATACAGTTATACTGTTTTTTTTGATCTGTACCACCAAATAAATCCTTCCCCTGCTAATTATTCTGTTGACAATTACTTACAGTATCAGTAATATAGGTACATCAATAAGGAGAGCATATGAAACCACTCGAGGAAAACCTGAAAGATCTTGCAAAGCAGTACGGGAAGGTCGCAGTGATGGTCGAAGAGACCACTGGCTTCGGCTCTATTTTTTATTCCGACACCGTTGCCATGGATCACACGAATTTCACGTCTCAAATCCAAGACAAGCTACGAGCCGCCGGGTATACGCTGCTCTCAGCCAAGTCTGGATCTGAACTTACGGATTTCCGATTGATCCACTGATCCCCTTTCTTCGCATTCCTTAGAGGGAGTGCGGGATGGAGGATTAGGTATGAGCGCTTTTATTCGGGATTGCGGGCACAAAACAGCACGTGGGGCGTGGGACAATCGACCAGACGAGCACCTTTCCGGCCGCTGCGTTGAGTGTCGCGCAGCTGAGTGCTGGATCGCCAGAGCGAAAAGCTGAAGGGATTGGAGCGCAAGAAATGAGAACGATCCACTTTCCTGGTGGATTGTGGACACTGAATCTTGAGGCGGGTGGCGATCCAGACGGGTGTTCCGCTCGGGACGCTGCACCGACATGTTTAAAAATGGGAGAAGATAAGGTACAGGACAAACTCACCCCACGCCAAGTCTCTATCGAGCTTAAGGTTAACCTGGCCTATGTCTACACGCTGATCTGGTCAGGCAAGCTGCGGGCGGAGAAGATAGACGGCTCATGGTGGATCGACCCGGATTCCGTGGCCGAGCGGATCTCGGCAAGGCAGGAAAGAATTAATCCCTAGCCATCTCACCGCGCCAACTCCGCTTTTATGAATTCAGCGATCTCAACCAGCTTACGCGCATCTTCCTCGCTGATCTGAATCAACCGCTGGCCTGCTGGCGGACTTGGCGCTCCCGTCTGAGGCACAGGCTTTGGCGGCTCAGGCTGTGGTGCTGGCGCTGGCGGTGTAGCCGGCGTGCCAGTGGGCGGCTTTACGCCTGTGAAGGTCAGATCGACCTTGATAGCGTGGCCGCTAGTGTTGCCAAAAGAATTATCTTCGCCTTGCCATGCGACTACAAAACTAACAGGCTTGCTGAAATCCTCAACCTTGGCGCTCCTGAACCGGATATAACCATATCGCTCATTCGATCCGCCCGTAAACGGATTGGCCCACTCAATGACAGGCTGAGGGAATGGCCCGCTATAGCCCTCAATGCGAGCCTGCTTTACTTCGGGGCCGTCATTGTCCTCGATCTCAAGTTGGGCGGCTCCTTCCCATGTTCCATCGCCCTGAGAATAGACCGGTACTTTACTATCCAGTAATTTTATGATTCCTCCGTTGATTTCACTCGCATATCCTCACTTCCACGCGCACGCAGCGGTAGCCTACAAGGTCAGCGTAATTTTCCCATAGCGCGTCTGAAATAGTGTTGGCCTTTCCATTTGTGACAGCTCTTATAGATCCACGCCTGGTATCGGAAACGGAATTGTAAATTACATTCCCAAATCTATTCACCACGGCCCACATTTTCTCCGCCTTCGGCTCAGGCTTTTTGCGCTTCATATCTCCTCACTTCCACGCGCACGCAGCGATAGCCCATGCGACGGCATTCAGTCCAGTTATCAATCCCGACCGCATATGAATCAATTGCCCATTTGCGTCTATCCCGCATTGTCGCAAGTATGATGCTGCTTTGTGGCGTAACAATAGCCCACATGCGCTTGGCCTGCGGCTCACTCTTTTTCTTTGCCATCACCTTCTCTTCTTTGAAGGCTTTCGTTCGATAACAGGATCAGCAGCTACTATTACAGTCTCAATAAGCTCATAAATCCCAACTTGAATTCGTTCACCTGCCCTGGCAAAGGACGCGATGGATTCACTAGAGTCCAAGTACTCGCCTTCCTCTCCTTCACACTCACGATGCAAGAACACTGTTTTAGGAAATCTCTTCATTTCTCCTCCGTTTTAGGTTTGCCATCATCTTCTCCCGCGCTGAAGAAATCTGCGGCCAAGTCAAGTCCTTCCGCCTCGTCTCTGTAATGATGAAATGAATCCTCATCGCCGCCATGAACTGGCATCTCAGCCCACTCACGTCTTTTGTCTCGTAGTTCCACCAGCGTCTCAATGTCTGCATCGAGGGCGGCTTCAAGCTGGTTGGCGCAAGCAGCGAACAAAGTATCTGATGTCGGATAACGCCCAGTGATGGCCTTCCGCCACTCAGCAATCAACGCTCTTGTCTTGGATCCACTCATTCCGGTTCTTTCCGTAGTCTGTAGGCACACGGCATCATATTCCAGTCCCAATAAAGCAGACCAATCGTGCCGTCATCCCACAGAATTCTGATGTGCTCAGAATCGCAATACTCGACAATCCCGAAGCTTTTATTAGTGGTTTCAACGGACACCAGCTTTCCAATTTCAAGGTCAAGATGGGTAATGGGCTTGTCGCTCATTCCACCCTCTCGCGCGCGGCTCGGAACTTGGCAGATGCACCAGCATTCAATTCAGCGTCGCCATCGTCGTGCCTGCCTGCGCTTGTATCGCCATCAAGTACCCACTGGACCCACTGCGCCTCCTCCCGCGTAAACTCCACGATCACGGAGGAGGAGTGGCGGTCGAGGATGTCACGCAGCAACGCTTCCCACGCTGGATTAAGTGAAGCTAAGTTTAGCAACTCCCCCAACTCCTGCATCAGCGTCTTGTCAGGCTGGCTCATTCATCTCCTCCATTTCTACAAACTCCCGCCTTATCCTGAACTTCTTCAACGCAAAGTCACATTTATGCAAACCAAGATGTCTATAAATTCGATACTCGCCATCTGGGGAATTTCGTGTTTCCCCGTTGAGCCACCCACCTTCCGAAGTTGTTAATTGAAGCTTGCATAACGGGCAAAAAACCGCAAGAGCCACTTCAATATCTCGCTTTATCATCACTCTTCTCCCCTGAAGCGGCGCATGGCTGCTTCTGCGGCTTGCCAGTCATCGTAAACCTTAGGCGGGCATTCCTCTTCGACGCTGAGCACGTATTCGCGCATTTGCCTTAGCGCCCAATCAAGGTGCCGCTCAAACTCGCGGATCGTCGCGCAGAGGCGCTCCACTGTTTCAGCGTGGAGAGCTATTCGCAATCTAGCAGGGAAGGAGGCGGCATGTGATTCCTGCTCCGCAACTTCCTTGCTTGTCAGTGTTTTGGGCATTTAACCTCCAATGGCATGTAGGAATAGATGTGCCTACGCGCTAATTCTTTATCTAAATCCTTCAATGCCGCCCTCTTGCTTCTAAACGCTGGTTTGCAAGCGAACCTCAACTTGCGGGTGCGCTCCAACAGTACACGCCAATACCAGTGCTTCTTGCCACTAGAACGCACCAGTTGCACGATCACTTGTCGTTGTGCCACAGTAGCCATGCGATAATGAACCAGATTGCCAGTACTCCAATAACGAGTAGAATATCTCCCATTAGGTTAGCGCTATTCGCTCAAAGTCATAGTGTGACCTCATCACTCCTCCTTAACCGCCTGCACTCAGTGAGCACATACCGAGCACATTAGTTTACGGTCCTCCATAGTCTTACGCTGGCGGGGCAATCGCCCTGACTCGAATTCCTTTTTCAAGTCTTTCAGTGCAGCAGGCCATGTGTCACGCTGATCGGAGCGTAGTGTGTGCCCGGTTAGCTCCTCAAACGCTATAGCCCGGTCGAATTCTCCGGGATGTTGTTGCCACAACTTCCACCATTCATAAATGGTCTGAAAAAAGCATATCGCACAATCCGTGCGCTCGGGAATAGATACCCCACGATCAGCCAAAAACTTCTTAACATCTCCCAATCCCCAACCCCATTCTACGAGTGGGAATGTTCGCTGTATTAGCGCATCTCCATAATCAACACCTTCCCTGTCGGCTTCGTCCGCTCTGATTCCCACATAAACCACGCATGGCGTATGCTGGGCTATGTACTCCTGAAACGGCTCTATCTTTAACACCCGCGTACACCAACGCATTCGCCAATTAGGAAGTGCTCTCCACTGAACGATCAGCCCACTTAGCGTTCGACCATTAGTGATGCACTTCACTGGCTTTCCAAGCAACGTGCCAAGACGGTCCCAATGCAGAGCCATTTCCGGCAATTCATTTCCTGTCGGCGTACAAATAAAGTCGTAATCGACCTCTGTATTCATTTCGCGCAGCCTCAGCGCCATCGCAGTTGAATCTTTTCCGCCGCTCAGTGCAACGATATGTTTCACATGCCGCAAATCCACAACGTAATTCATTCCTTAACCGCCTGCACGGCGGCGAGTAAACCATTCGGCCAACGTAGCGTGTAATCCACATCGTTCTTTACTTCATATAGTGAAAGCCGGTTATCGTTGAGCAGTCGCTCGATCTTATCCAGAGCCTTCGCCTTTGGCCGCGCCTCGGCCAGTTCAGCCTCCAGCCTGGCTGTAAGGGATTTCTCGTCTGCCAATAGTATTTGCAAGCGATCACCGGCAGCCTCCAGCGCCTTCACATGCTCAAGATCGCATGATTTGAGATCGTCTGATAATTCTCCAACCTTGCCAAACAGTTCACGGTTCTCAGCCTCCAGCGCCGCGATGCGCTCCTCCTGCTTCTCAATAAAATCACGCATCGCTTAAGCTCTCGTCAAAATCGCACTCGCAAAATGGTTCAGTCAAACCACAGGATTCACAGAGATCCGGTTTGGGCTTCTGTGCGTCGTCATTGCAATCTGCACAGGCGACCCAAACCAGTTTGCGCTGTCCGGTGTCCACATGGACCGGATACCAGGCGTGCCAGCCGCTACCGTCGCCGCAATTGCCGCAGGTCGCCATCAGTTCTCCAGGTAATCCAATATCGCCCACGCGGCCTGCTCCCAGCCATATGCCGTCACGACCTGATACCCGCTCGCCAATAATCTCTTTTGCCACCATACCTGCTCTGGCGTCAGCTTATTTTTCCCGTGCTTGAGCTCGATGAAAATTCCGTGCTTATCCCCCCGTGATACCGGCAGGAACACGTCAGGCACGCCAGCCCGGACGCCCTCTGCCTTGAGCTTTGCCGCTACCACGATATGACGATGCCCGCCGTTGGGAATCGCAAAGGTAAGGGCCAGATCAGGATCTTTGCGCGCATTCAGAGCCAGCCATTGAAACAAGGCTTTCTGCTCGGCGTGCTCGGATGATTTCATAGTTTCCTAACCCCCAACTCCATAGACTCGGTAATATGCTCATCTGCCAAATCGCCCCATGTGTCACGGCGCGCCAGTGCCTTGATGGCTACCAGATCCCATGTGCCCTTGCCAACCCTGGCGCCCAACCGGCTAATCAACTCAGCCTCGTTAACCTCGTAGGATCGGCCGTTGCCGGTGCCGTTTTTTTGCACAGCATCTCCACATATTCCCCGCTTAGAGACAGACTTCACATCCGGCAAGTCTTCCCATTCTCTTCCGTTGAGCCAAGTAGCCGCATGAGGAATGAATCGTGGTTCTCTGTCCGCCCATTCTGACGATTTGAAACGCGCCAGCCCGATTTTTATTTTCTCGAAAGTTTCTTGATCTGTGTGGAGCTTAAGAAACGCTTTTAGACCTGCAGATCTTTTAACTTTCCTCGGATAGAGATTCCAGAATTCCTCGAAAGACTTAAAACTAAAAGACTCTTTCTCTTTTTCTTTCTCTCTTTCTCTCTCTGTATTTGCTAGAGCGTTTGCTAGAGTTTTGCTAGCCTTTTGCTTGCCGCCTTTACTACCGGCTAAAGCCCTTATTCTTCTTAGTTTGTACCAGCCAACTAATTGAGGAGAGTACAAACATCCGCGTTTTTCGTCGCGTTTTAGAAGCTGTAAATTGCAAAATTTTTGCAGGGTTATTGAGGTCTTTTCCGGGGTCAGACCAAGCAAACAACTGATGGCATAATTCTCCATCGCCTTGCCTTCAATCATGAGATACCCGTACCTCTCGGACTCGTGCAAAATGAAAAGAAGCGACAGCAATATCCCCCTTCCTTCGTGATCTAGTGCCCTGAAACCTAAATGCTTTGCCCAGTCTCCTACGTACAACTGAAGCGCCGGAAACTCATTTCTCACCTTTGTGACCCACCTGGAACACGTCTGAAAATTGGATGCAGTGTTCAACTTTTATAGTGGTCCCTGCCGCACATATTCACAATAGAAAACAGCGCTTTTCCACATCATTTCTTAAAAAACTTGTGGAACAATGATGCGAAATATGTGGAAGAAATTATGTGGAACACATCACTTTTTTATTGCACTCAGCAACCAATCCCGGCGCTGACAACCAGAGTCACGGTAACCGCAATTAAGGGCGAAACCGGCAGCAACTAAATCATCCCAAGTGATATCGCCGCGTTTAATCAATCTCCTTGCCTCTGTGTCGCACGAATGGCAGAGGCCCCTAGTCTCAGCCTTGACGCCCTTGGCGGCGCAGTCAGGGTTCAGGCACAGCGCCTTAATCTTCTTGTGGTTGACATCACCAGGGCTCACCATGGCCAGCCCTCAAAAAGCGGGCCTTCGTTTTTAATGCCTGTCACAATTCCTCTTTTTGCTCCAGGAACAGCCTCAAGGCGCTGGCAAGGGATTCGGCATCAACAATTGTTGTTGTTAAGATGGTGGTATTCGGATCATCCGAATTAGCGATCATCAACATTTCGTGATTGAATGGATGGTATGCGACCGTGACTTTTCCCACCTTCACGCTTTTGCGGAGTGCGGGCTTGGTGTCGTGTGTCATATTCGCTCTCAATTCCAGCAAGCGGCAGGTCTGGGCCTGCTTTGGGTTGGCTCACCACGTTTTCCCCGGCCTTGCAAGTTCGTCAACTGCCGGATACGGAACGCGACTGACTCCCCGTCCAGGCTTGATAGCGATCCACTTCCAACCCTTATAGCTATCATCAATGTGTTCTCACCACATCGCGCTTGCTGGAAACCTGGAGGACTGAGCGCGGATCGGTTGACGGCACTCTCGCTATAATCCAGCGGACCCGCGTAGCCAGTTTTACTCAGTCCAGAAAAGTGGTTTAATGAAACAGGAAATTCGGTCTCATTACTGTGAAGGGTTGGTAAAGATATTCTCCCAACTTGGGTACAACCGTAAGTACTTTCTTTCCTATTACTTATCAGCCGCTCCCACGGAAAGTGGGATCTACCACTCGTCCTTTGGCTCTTTACCGAATTCCCGCCTGTATTTCTCGAGCACGGCGATTGAAAGCGCGGCTGAGCGGCTAACCCCATCGCGTTCAGCCAGTTCCCATAACGCACGATGGATCTTGAGAGCCAGCCGGTAGTTTGCGGGCGGATGGGTAGAGCGTCGTTTCCGGTTGATCGGATCGAGATTTGACATAATTTTGAAGGTTGGGCGTTACCGTACAACGTCGTATCCACGAATTCAATCATTTTTCTGCCGAAAGTCCCTGTCACTTCACGGCCTCCACGAGCTTCTCAAGTTCCTCTTGCGATAACCGCACCGGCTGATATTCCGCTACCCAACTTGCCGGTTTAACGAAATCAGGATGCCCGATATAGCGCCGTCCCATTCTTTCCTTGAGGAGCTGAACGCGGGCCGTCCGGCTGACGTTGCGATGCTCCAATAGCCTGGCAAGGTCGATCTCGGCGTAGTCGGTCATACCCTTGCCACTTCCGGAATCTGCGCTGGCGACTTTGCCTTCTTGCTAGCATTTGCACGGACCTTCGGGAATCGAATCTTACGGGCCAGCAGAGCTTCGTTGATTAATTGCTGAAGCGGTAAAGCCTCACTTGTCCAAATGTAAGCCCTGACCTGTTCTGCTGTTGCTTCAGTTCTCTTTGCCATGATTTTACCCGGAGCCGCCTCAACGACTAAAAGCGGCCCCGGCTCTCGTTAAGGAGTCACCAATGCGCGCCATTGGCAGCGATCCCCGGAGGGGGATGTCATTTGATTTCGAGCCTCTTGCCCTGAACCATTTTTGCCCCTGGTATTTCAACCCCGGCCTTGAGATCCTCAGCTATCATCTTTTTACTCAGTGCCAGTGGTGGAAGTGGCGGCTGATAAAAGTACGTTTCCGGCACGGCATTCTGATCGGTGATCTCGACATGAGGCGGGTTATTACGCAACCTGATCTCATGGGCATTACCTGAGATCCGTTCCACGCCCATCATTGCCATCACATCCATGATGTAGCGCTCCATGCGTTCCTTGGCCCGCTGTATCGACTTTTTGCGTTCCCGAAGCCGGTCGATCTCATCTTCGATAGCCAGCTCGGTAGATTCCACATGCCGCATGAACTTACAGACCCGATCACGCTTCTCCATCGTCGCATCTGTGAAAGCCGCGATGCGGGCCAGTGTCTCAGGCGGCGGCTCGATTCCCTCTTCGTCGCAGATGCGGATCTCGTCGAAGACGGCCAGCAGATCCCGCTCAAGTTCGTAGAGCGACGGCAGATCAGAAAGGGATGTTCTCGGCGTCAAGTTCTTTGTTGTGCTCATTGATTTTCTTTTCTGCGTTCTGGATCAGCACGTTCAAATCGTTCGGGCCGCATTTCTCGGCAAGGTCAAAAGTTTTCTTGCGCTGTTCGTCGGTAAAGACGGAATGATTCATCATCTCCACCAAAAGCAAGCGCTTAGACTGAATGGCTTTGTCTATAGTGGCGGTAGGCTCCGGTGCCGCCTTGCTTCTGGAAAGTTTCTCGCAAATCTCGTCGTACCTTGAAGCAAGCACTTCTTTGGCGCTCTCAAAGCCGAATGTCTTCAACACGGCGTGGATATCGTCATTGTCGTGGCCAGCCTCTCCACCAATGGCGAACATGCGCTTGCGCTGGCCTTCCTTGATCTTCTTTCCCTTGGCGGGGGGCGGAATGTTGTCGCTCTCGATGGGCCGATTCTTTTTGTAATCCGCTATGCCGTCCATTTCCTCTGCCGGAGTAGGAGCGAATCCTGCCAGCACCACAACCCAAGAGAAGACGTTACGGAGTGCCTTGGCACACGCCCTGGTCTGGGCCATTGAGCGGAGTTGGAACAGTGGCTTGTTGGACCAGTTCTTCTCATCTGAAAGACACATCGCTTCACCGGATGAAATCACTTGCCCGGTGCTCACCAGGATCACATCCGCCATTGCCTCGAAGCCTTTGACTTCCCCGAATTCAACGAATCTGGTTTCCCGCACCTTGGAAGTGGCCCCGTAGAATCTGGCGATCAAGGCCCAATCGTCGCTCTCGACGTATTGCTTGCCGCCAAACATGACTTTGCGTGGCTTGGAGGAAATCACCTGCTGCAAGGCTTGGGCGGCGCGTTTGGCTTCCTGCAGAATCACGTCTGGAGGCCGTGAAACGGAGAGCAGTTGTTGCTCCGGCTGTGCGACAACCAGTGCCAATTCTTCGCTTTCAGTTAATGCTTCCTGGTTATTCACAATAGTCCTTCGATTTCCCATCGCTTTATCCATCTGTGGATAATCGCAATAGAGAATCCAAAATGATCGGCGATATTTTGGTATGTACCACCAGACCGCCTGAGATTGATTATCTGATTCTTAAAGACTGGAACTCTTTGGACGCGAAGTTTTGGAAGAATATCTTTGCGACCATGGCAAGAAAGGCAAAGAGTCTGGAGATTTTCGAGCGTGTTATTTTTTCTGTCTCGGTCTTTGTGATCTACGGTTATTGGTCTGCCCCATTTCTTCCTGTGTTCGGAGTCGGACATACCACACTCGATACACTGGAATCTATCACGCTGCAAAACCTCTTGGCGTAATCCACCGGTTCCATAATGAGACTTTGTTGAGTAGCCATTTTTATTTTTGAATTCCAGCCTATCAATTCGTTGCCACTCAGCCTTAGTCATCGTCTCTCCATCCACTGGTTTATGTTGTTCTCTGGATCTTCCGCCTTCACTCCCGGCTCCAGATTCAGCAAATCGGCAATCCTTTTAACCATCGGATCGGTTCTGACGCTGAGCGCCAGAGCCTCATCATCGCCGGTGATTAGCATGACGCGGTTCAATTCTTCCTGTAGGGCTTTGCGTTCTTCGGTTGTCATAGGCTTTGCATCACGAAAACATTCCCTGGCGGCTGATTTTTCGACCCTTAAAAACCTGCGCGTATCCATCCGCATTGTCGAGGGGCCACGTAGAGGGGCTTCTTCGAGGAAGGCTTTCAGGAAGGAAACCGCCAGGGAATCTCATAAAATTTAACTCGCTAAAATCCATGCCCGCCCCCGCCACTGCTGCCCATGGGTCAGCAACCGATATTTCTTCATGACTTCACCTTGATCTCGATAAGGCCATTCCGGTGGGCGACGATCAGAATACGGCCAATCTGATAGGCTGAATTGGTGCTGCCTCGCTTCGTATCCAACGCGGTCAACATCTGCTTCTCTCCAATCTCGCTATTCAGATAACCAAGTGCAAGTTCAACTTCCTCAAGCGAAACAGTGTTACGGTGCGGCCCTCTTACAACCTTAACCGCTTTAGCCTTCTCTAGAAGTGTCGGCATAAATCCTCTGACCTCACCTGCCAGCGGAAGCCATTCCAGTGAACGTCCTCCATTAGTCGGCTGCACCAGTTTTCCGCTGGAAACGCGCCAAGGTCCCGGCGTGAATTTTGTATCGCTCGTGGCCTTGGAAACCCTGCGCCGATTGTCACACCGGCGATGAAACTGAACACGCACATCACAACTACGATCACCATCCAGCACAGCCACAGAGGAAATGGCCTGAACATCGGCCTGATCTCTGCGTTATCCTTCCGCGAGCGGTGATTCAAGCCCGGTGAATGCGTAGGTGGCGGGTGCGCAGGATCTCTCTGCGCAACACAGCCGCTCGCGGAATCCCTTGGTATGCGATTGACAAGGCGATAACCCTGCTCCTTGTGCAACAGGTTAAGCTCACGAAGCTTGGAGTTGTTATTCATGCGACCTTTGTTCCGACGGCGATCATCTTGTCAAGTAATTGAAAGGCGCTTTTCTGTAGTATCTCGACCGTACGTTGAAGTTTCTTCCCCGCAGCGTCCCCCGCAGCGTCCCACGCAGCGTCCCACGCAGCGTCCCACGCAGCGTCCCTCGCAGCGTCCCTCGCAGCGGCCCCCGCAGCGGCCCCCGCAGCGGCCCCCGAAGCGGCCCACGCAGCGTCCCTCGCAGCGTCCCTCGCAGCGGCCCACGCAGCGTCCCCCGCAGCGGCCCTCGCAGCGTCCCACGCAGCGTCCCACGCAGCGTCCCACGCAGCGTCCCACGCAGCGGCCCTCGCAGCGTCCCTCGCAGCGTCCCTCGCAGCGGCCCCCGCAGCGGCCCCCGCAGCGTCCCTCGCAGCGGCCCCCGAAGCGGCCCACGCAGCGTCCCCCGCAGCGGCCCTCGCAGCGTCCCACGCAGCGTCCCACGCAGCGTCCCACGCAGCGGCCCTCGCAGCGGCCCCCGCAAAGGCCCCCGAAGCGGCCGCTGCGCTGCACGCCGCATTCAAGATTTCCATTGCGGCATTTAATGATTTAGAAGAATTGATTTCTGGGAGCGCCAAAAGCGTCTCTGCCTCTTTGGTGAGATTGGCAACTTTCAACCATTGCGTCATGTAAACGCGAATCAGCCAATCACTGATAAGCCATGCGCGGAGATCCTCATCATTTTGGGTTGTCTTTGTGCCGATTACCTTGGTGATGTAAGGCTTAAGCATCTGACGATCTTCGTCGTTCATGCCGTCATTCCAGCCACGCAGAAAAGAACTTATGATCGGTGAAACGCATTTCGGGTTATCGCTCCATTTTTCCCCGGCTACATAAGCAGTGGCCTCCATTACGCAAAATGTATGATTCTCCTGGTGAGAGCCTTTCTGGAGAACAAGGGAGTCGAGATCCAGTTCACGTTTCAGTATGGTTTCCATTTATGCTGCCCCCATTTTCATTGCCCTTCTGCAAAATCTGGCGTCCTTTTCACTGTGTGACCGCCTCGGAATCGTCAATGAAAACATCTTTCATGCGCAGGCCGAGGGCATCGGCTATTTTTTTGATCGTCTTCGGATTTTGGGTTTTGCCGCGCTCGATGTTGCTGATTGTGGAGACATCCACCTTGATAAGTGCGGCTAAGTCTAAGCGGGTCCAACCTTTACGGCTCCGCGCCAACTCTAGTTTCTGTGTATCAACCTTGGGCATGCACAACGTTTTAACACAGCTCGAAACCTTGTGCAAGGTTTATTTTGTATTTCTTTGAAGGAAGTAATTACTATCAGGCTGTGGTTGGGGAAATAGGTGACAGGCTTAGAGTTCTGCGTGAGAACCTGCGGCGGTGGTTCTTCTGCTTGCCTTGTTAACGGTCTGCGTGGTTATTGTTTTCCCAATTTGAGATACTTTGTACCATTAAAATACTGTCTTGGATGATCACGAAGAACGGCCTTGATCCGCGTCTGCCCATTGGCGCACTTGACGGCAAGGATTCGAACGATTCCGGTCCCTTTCTTCATCTCTTCTTTCCAAAATGGATGTGGATATATGCCTAAAAGCGCAATATCCCGACTCCTGCAACTGCCAGTATTAAAAACAGGACCGTAAGCAAAATCTGAAATACTTCACCCTTTCCAAAGAGCCAGTCCTTCAGGCACCAGCACGCAAAGAAAGCAAAAATCAGAGTGAGTGTCATTTTGTGTCCTCCTATTTGATTTGCCTTCCAACAAACACGCCGATCAGCAGAAGCCCCACGTCTTTGCCGGCGTCCACCACTTTCCTGAACTTAGTCCGCGTAATCATCTTCCGGTCGCGCTCGATCTGGGCTTCAAGTTTGGCCGCGTAAGTCTCGGCCCTGATCCGGCCTTCGCGCTCCAGTTCTGCAATCCGTATCCCATCGGCAATGTTTTGATCCTTGGCCTTGATCGTGGCGGCCTGCAGTTTGATATTTTCATCCTTCAGGGCGATTAGGGTGTCCTTTAGGGCACCACTCTGTTGCAGCGCTTCCCTGTCCACCAGCGCCAGGCCGATCTTCTTAACCTCTGACTCCCGGAACAGATAGAAGACGCCTTGCGGAGTTTCGATCTTACCGGGGGTCTGGGATTGCGGCCAGCAAACGCTGCACTTCAGTGTAAACAGCGTCAGGAGTGCCAAACCGAATCTTAGCTGCTTTCTCATCTTGGCTCTTTTTGACTTCATTCAATGTCTTGACAACCGTGGCGATCTTCACGTTGTTGGCTGCAAGCTGTCGGCTGAGCGCCGCAATGGTTTCATCGCTTCTGGCTATTTCCTTCTCCAAAACGATACGGTCCTTTTCCAGCTTGGCCTTTTCCTTTTCCCACTGTGCTTTATCGGCCTTAAGTTGCTCGTACTGGGCCTTGAACCGTCCTTCATCTTCGAGCGACTGTGACCACTGCCAGACAAAATACAAGGCGATTATGACTAGTAGGCAGATGCCGATTGCGCGCCAGTGCGATTTCAGGAAGACGATGTTCAGATATTTCACGGTTTGTTCTTCATCCCTCTCTGCGCAGGATTGCTTCGGTGGCTTCTGCGTTTTGTTTTGTAAGCTCTGTGTTCGCAATGATTTCCGTATTCAATGACTGAACATCGGAATGGACGGCAGTGATCTTTTTATTGTTGTTTTGGCTGCTGGCTAAAGTCTTCCTGGCAGCGAGGTAGGACATAATTGCTGGTACTGTCGCCGGAAGCGAGGCCATCAGACCGGTAACGAAAGCGAGGATTATTTTTTCCCAGTCCATTTTACCTCTCCAACTTATCAAGCATCAGGATAAGCTCCCGTTCTCATTATCTCTGATAACCGGCGCGCCCTCTCACCGACCTGCCTTGCCCATTGAGATTGCAGCATCATTCTGGCGGCTTCTTCGTAGCGGCCCTCGGCCACGGCGGCCAACGTGTTCTTGAATCCTAACAGGCCGTTGACTCCGAGATTGAATGCCATATTCGATAACACCATCTGGCGCGGCTCCGAGAGCGAATCGAAGAATGCAAGGTTGGCGCGAATTTTCTCGATGTGCTCATCAATGTCATTGTCCAGCATGTAATCAGCTTCATCGCGGCTGATCCCCTTGTCAGTCAGGTTCCGGCCGTAACCGATTGTCCATTTGCCTACCGTGTCGCGATACGGGAACAAGCGAAGCTCTTCGTCGATTTCCAACTGTGTGCGCAGGCGCTCCTTAAACCCTTCAATCGTTTCCATTGCGGTAAATCTCCTCGGTGATGTGGTCGTAAGTTCGCACTAAGCGGTTCAACCTGTCCGGGTCGATAGGCTTCTCGAGGCAACCAACAAATCCAGCATCATAGGCTTTGGCGCGTTCCTTACCATCAGCGAGAAGGCCGGATATGGCGATAATCGGAATTGGCGCGATGTCCTTATCCTCCTTGATAACTTTGGCTGCTTCCCATCCGTTCACCTTTGGCATGGACAGATCCATTAGAATCAGGTCCGGCTTTTCGACCTTCGCTTTCTCGACCGCCTCCTGGCCATCCAGGGCCTTCACAACTTCATACTGGCTATCGATCAGGGATTCGATCATGTCCAGATCATCCGGCTTGTCGTCAACCACGAGAATCTTCATTGCTCTCACGGAATCTCCTTATTTCTCTTTCCAGTTCTTTCCGTCGGAATACTTCATTTTCTTCGGCAATGCGGGCAATCGTCATGTCGCGATGTTGAATCGTTGACTCAAGGTCTTTAATCATCCGTGCTTTGATGCCATCCGATTTCTCCAGATCGGAAATCGTATCGCGCAGACCCTTCATTGTGCCGATGCGGATAGCCACTGTCCCGCCCACAAGAAGAACCGCAATATCCAGGGCTGATCGCAGATCGATTAAAGTCATTCACTTTTGCTCGCTCAATACGTCTCCGTAGGCACTGGCTTTTTCATAGATGCTGGCAGAACCGAGTTGATGTAAATCAGGTTACTGAGTGCCCGTGCCCCGGCTCCGCTGGCGGGCGTTGTCATGGCGCGGGTAAGCAGGTCAACACCGTTCTTGGTGGTCAGCAGCTTTTCAATGTTTTTGCTACTGAGCCAATAATCTCTAGCGCCTTTGGTATTCCGCACAATAGCCCGCCATCCGCTCGGACCGGTAGCTTGCTCGAGAGAGAAAAGATTCCCGGAAGTCTCCGTATCCCCTGCCAACTTTGCCGCTTCAAAGAATCCGTCGAGCCGTTGCTGAAGTCCTTTGTTTTTGCCAAACAGCACAGCCTTTGTCCGCTGGCCGGTAGTTGCCCATTTCTCAAATGCTTTTGCCCCGTTAAATCCGCCAAGCTGTGTTGCTTCACCGAGAACATCAGCCAAGTATCCCTTGGCGACATGCGGGACTGTGTTCGGTGAATCCTTGGCCAAGGATTCCAGCATGTCAGCCGCAGCATCATCTGCCACGGTAAGACCTCGGATCACGTTTACAGATTCCTTGGAAACCCTCTTTCCAGACTCGGCGGTAGTCTTGATTACACGGCTGGCGATGGCGCGCGTGTCATACATCGCCTTTGTCGCTTCCCTGCCCTGCTGCAATAATTCGGCTACCTGCCCTGTAACATCGGATCGTGCCGTCGAATCCAGTGCAGCCCGGTAGGGACTGTAAATGCTTCGCGCTATCCCGTCCGCCCGACTCCTGATGAGCGGATCTTTAGAGAAACCAGCCTTGCCCAAAACCGATACATCCTCGATTGCCTGAGAGAATGGAACCTTGGAAGGCCCGTTAGCGATTCGCTGCAATGTCGGATAAATCGGTGACACGGATTTCTGCCCCAGTAACTGTTCATCCAGTTCAGTCAGTAATTGTTTTGCCTGCATCTGGATGGGAGATACGTCAACAGGGAGCGCCATCTGTTTGAGAACCGGCTGTTCTGTAGGCCCCATAACCGGCATTCCATCAGGGCCAAGGACCATTGAAGGTGGGACCTGTTTAACTCCTACCTGCACGTCAACCACATTGCCGGGATGCTCTGCTGCTTCACGTACTCCCTTGTAGGCGATATCGGCGGCGGCTTTATGCTCTGCAATGTTGGCATTGATTCCGATCTTGACTTGCCGCCCAGCGGTAGACAGCGCGTTTACTTTTGCGGCTGATGGCGCGATTTGCTCCATGCCACTGGCCAACGCCTGCGCTCTTGCCTGCGATGTAAGCAGTTTGGGAATATTCATTCCGCTGACAATGCGCTTGGCCTGCTCAAATCCAAAGGGAGCCAATTTCCCAAGAGCCGCTTGAGTAGCAATTTGAGACACTAGCCTTGTAATCTGGCGCGGGTCTCCTGTTCCTATAGTTTGCCCAAAACCGGCAATTTGCGGCCCGGTAAATGGAATCTGACTGACGCTCTTTGACATGACCTGCGAGAGCGCATTCCCAAGGTTACCTTTCTTTAATTCTTCTGCTCCTGATGGCATTCCAAACGAGCCAAGTCCTGATATTGTTTTACCGGCAGACATCGCTTCCTGGCCAGTCTTGGTCAGCGTTTCACGCGCTCCAGGTTGCCCAAAAGCTCCAGGCGCTAGAATTGCCCCGACACGCTTTAGAACTGGTATTGGATTCAGGCCAGCGTGGGTGCCTTCAATATCACCCTGCAGGATTTCTCTCATTATGGAAAGCGGCTTGCCCTGTTGCTGCTGTGGAGCAGTTTGCTTTCTTATCGCCGCAGAAATGGCTTCATCCGACATGTCAGCCGGGAATTCAACGATTCCGACTCCAGGGATTTCGACTATTTTGGGCTCTGGCATTTACTTTAAGAGTTCAATCTTCCCTGTCTTTGGATTGAATCGGTGAGTTGGTTTTGGTGTTTCATGTTTAGTGCCAGCGCTCTTATCGAATGCGACTGAGATACTCTCGGTCACTCCGCCAACAATCGACATCAGCCTTTTAATCTTCCTGTCTCTCAGCGATTTTGAATCTCCAGGTTTCGGGAATAATTGCCTCACGCTTTGGACATCTTGCTCTGTCAGCACTCCGACATGGCCCACGGAACGGGCGATCAGCGGAGTAAAACCGGAAACCAGGGCTTGGTACTCGGCCACATCATCATTCAGGTTGACTCTGGCCTTTGCTTTCTCTACTTCTCCAACAGCTTTGGCCAGCACTCCCTGATTCACATTGATGCGCTCCGATAACTCAGAGATGGAATCAAAAACAGGCTTTGCCTTGGCAAGCGGCAGTGTTTCTTTTCGCTCCAAGTTCTCACGAGTGAATTCCTGAGCGCGTTCCTGCCTTTCATTTGCCCCGCTTAAATAAATGCTCGGTCCTACAGACCTTAGTTTTGTTGCTCTGGCATCTATCTCGCCGGTTGTCGGTTCTCGACCCTTTTCTTTCCTGAATTGTTCACGCCAGCGCTCAAATTCACCGCTCTTTTCTGCTGGCTCTCTGACAAACGGCTGGGCATTTGGGATCTCTTTACCGGAAGCATCCAGGAATTTACCAGTGTCAGGATCATAGTTTGCATAAACTGGTTTCTCATCTGGCCCGACTATTTCCTTTGGCTGGAGGCTTTTTGCTGTCTTAGTCTTTGGATTCGTGAAGACCGGCTGCATCGTCGTCGGATCAAGAATAGTCGTTCCTTCCGAAACCGATATCGGCGCTGTTTCCTTTCTGCCAAGAGCCGTTGTCTGCGCCTGACGCAAAGCATCTTGAGACTCAAACTCCTTGCGCTGCAAAAGATCCGCCATTGCCTGACGCGCTTCCTGCACTCGCTTCTGCCGGCGCTCTTCCTCGACCATCTGCTGGCGCATGATCTCAGGCATAAAGGTCTGGCTGAACTGCTGGCCGGCATACGGGCCTGCCTTGTTGGCCAGGAATTGGCCGAGCAAATTCTGGATCTGCGGCGCTTGAAGCAAGGCCAGAATCCTGTCCATACCTGATGCAGCCTGCCCCGGTCGAGGCACCTGTGGAACCTGCGTATCAGGAATCTGCGGCGGAAGTGGAAAAGGATTCATTGGCATGGCTAGCTCTTTGCTGCTGCAATAGTCGGCCCGATTGCTCCAAGCAGAGCCGCGATCAATGCTCCCTTATTTGCCTGTCCAGCAGCTTGAGACTGGTATTCACCGCTGAGCGCCGAGCGCAGAATCGAAGCCGCGATATCAGCCTGTCCGAGTCCCTGTTGCTGGTTCATGCCGTACATCTGAAGCGCACGGGCGATGTTGTCGCTGTGCATTCCGTACTGATCAAGACCCAACTGGCGCATGAAGTTCTGCACTCCGAGTTTGTCTTGGGCCATTTGACCAGTTAGCCCGCCATAGGTCTGAAGATTCTGATTTGCCGCCTGATTGCTTCCAAGAGCGTTTTGCATCATCTGCTGGATGAATGGAAGCTGTGTACCGGCCGATCCCTGATACAGATTCATCAGATTTCCGTAGCCCTGATTCTGGCGCTGGTTGGCAAGGCCCATCAGGTTCATTCCCTGATTGCCGATTGTGTTATAGAGATCCATTGCGTTGCCGACGCCCTGCTGGCCGAACTGATTGGCCAGATTCAAGATTGGCATACCGCCCTGCGGGATTGCGCCGTAGGCATTAAGGAAATTGCTCATGCCTTGCTGGCCGCCCTGCATTCCCATCTGGGCGTTCTGCATCCCCTGGCCGAATTGCTGGCCGCCAAGCTGCATACCCTGTCCCATGTATTGGCCGAGCTTGTCCTGCCCCTGCATCAGCAGTTGGTCCATGAAGTCGCGTTCGGCTTTACGCTGCAACTCCTGAAACAGCCCCGAATCCATAGCGGCCTGCCCGCCGCCCTGCGCGTTGAGCCTGCCTTTGAGGGCTTCCATCTGTGGCTCAAGATAACGCTGTCTTGCGGCCTGCACGTATTCAGGAGAAAGGCCAGCCCCGCCGATCAGTCCGCCCAACTGATTTTCCACTGCGCCCTGAATCCCCGGAGCGCCAACAGCGTTAGGCGCTCCTGCCATTCCGGTGCTCATCGCTTGCAGGTGGGCCGGATCTGTGCCCCAATTTAGGAAGTTGCTAAGCGGCCCTTGCCCCGGCAGACCGGCAGTAAGCAAGTGTTTCAGTGCCTCTCCGGTCTGCCCCTGGATACCACCTCCAGCACCGAGTTGCTGTGTGATCTGATTGGATAGCGCACCTTGGCCGGGAAATCCGGCACTGAAAAGATGCTGCATTGCCTGATCCAATGATGTGCCGCCCTGGCCGATGGCCTGCTGGATAGCTGGGTTCATCAGGGATTCGATGCCCTGTTGCCCGCTTAGACCGATATTGCCTCCGTGCAGCATGTTGTAAAGTCCACCAGCGGCCCCAAAGGCTTGATTTGAAGCGTTGCCTGAGAATGTGCCGGCATTGCCAATCAATTGCTGCATGGCTGGAGTCATGAAGGCGGAATTGTTCCACAAGCCTTCATTGATGCCGCCTGGACCCATCGTTTGCCAGTTGATGGGAGCCTGGAAGGAGCCTGTAACCCAATCGCGGAAGGCTTCTGCGGACGGGATGTTTCCGGTCACATAGTTGCCAGCGGTTGCGCCAGTCCCGCCCTGCTGGTTATTCACAGCCGGTCCGGGCGTGCTGTATGGATCGTGCCCGCCCGGCGTTCCCATGTCGTGGTACGTGAATGGCGGATAGCCTTCGGGGGGCCCGCCTTGTGTGTAACTGACACCACCCGGTGCTACGGTATCCCAACCGCCGCCGCCCGCTTGAGCATATGGACTTGCTTGGTTGGCAGGTTGAAATCCACCGCCTTGCCCCCACGACGGCATCTGGAAACCGTTCAACATATTCCCCATTAACGCTGAAGTACCGCCGCCCGGCCTTCCGCCAAGAGCATCCATAATTTGCTGAATTACGTTCTGGTTTGGCATGCCTCCAAAACCTGGACCGCTAATAGGTGCTCCAGTCATTTCCCAACCGCCGCCGCCCGCTTGAGACATCAACTTTGCAGTGGCGTTCGGATCGTTCGGATCGAATACTTGCCCGCCTCCACTTTGCGGCGCCTGACCGCCCATTGGCGAATATCCCGGCATCTGAGATCCCGCGCCAAGGAAGTAGGACTGGAGCGCGTTACCAAGATTCGGATTCGGGTTGAAGGCGTTCTGGAAGAATGACGGACTGAACTGGTTGAGCATGTTGTTGAACATGCCATTCTGACCGCCGAACATGCTCAAGAGGTTACCGCCACCAAATGAGCTATTCTGCCCACCCTTGTTGTCGAATATGCCTTTCCCAATGGCATACCCAGTTGGGCCGAGTAACGCACCCATGATGATCGGCCCCCAAGTGCCCCAGTTGATGCCGTGCTTGGACATTGCGAGTGGATCATCCTGGCCCCCTCCGCCTGCACCGGGCGGTTGACCACCAACCCCACCAATCTGCCCCATAGGCTCTCCTACGGTCTCTGTGCTGGTAGGTGTTGCAAAGCTCTGGCCTTTGACCATGCCAGTCGGTTCGCCACTAAAGCCATGAGTTCCCGCGTTGCCGACTGTAGGCTGTGATGCCAATCCGCGTCCAAGTATCCCGCCCTGCTGTCCGGGTGGAGTCCATCCGTCTGCATATCCCGTATTGATGTTGTAAGCCATATCAGGGTCCGGGGTTTGCCAGCCGGGTGAGCCGATGAACTTACCTGTCTCCGGATTATAATGAGGGTTACCGCCGGCATAGTTCTCTTGCGTCGGCATCGTAAGGCCATACTGCTGATACCAGTCTTGACCTGTATAATACGGAGATCCTTGGGGGACATTTGAAGGCCCGTAAGTAGGCCCCATATTCGGCCCTTGAGCTGTGACCTGCTGGAGCCACTTCTGATACTCAGGTAGCTGGCTGTATCCAGCCGTTCCCCATTGCGGGCCAGTCTGAG